CCATGTTGAATCCTCCTTCAAAAAATCAGGCGGGGCGTTTGCCCCGCCCGTGAGTCGGTTAGTTGGCCTGGTCTACCTTGGAGAAGGCAGAACAGCTTTCAACGCGCAGCATGCGCTCTTCGTAGAGAATCTTGGTGCAATCCTCAAACTTGTAGCCTGCGGTGCTGTACTGTTCCAGGGGGCCGCCGATGGTGCCCTTGTCCTTCACGATCATTTCCATTGCGCCGCCCTCGGGGTTTACGATGCCGTAGGCATCCTTGCCCAGGAACAGGGTGGAATATACCATTGCGGTGCCGTCGGAAACGGTCTGGCTGGTAACCTTGGCGTTGGTGGTTTCGATGAAGCGCACACCGTGCAGTTCGCCGATTTCGCCGTTGAAGATCTCGGTGGTGGCGGCATACTTGTGCACATCCTTCCAGTCATCGCTGGAGCGCAGGTCGTATGATACGCTGGGATGGATGATGGCAACATACTTGCCGCCGATGGTCGGAGCCTTCATCTTCTTCAGGTGGGTAGCTGCCTTGGCAACCATGTCCGGAGTCAGGCGGCAGTTGTCGCTGGACATGCCGGCATATTCGCTCACCTGGGTCTTGGTGCCGTCGGCTGCAACGTTGTCGCAGAACATTACGCTGGTGCCAGCCTGCAGCACGTTGCGGATCAGGATATCCTTGGTTTCGCCCGCAGAAGCGCCCAGTTCCTCGGTAGCGCCCAGCAGCACATCGTCAATATGGTGCAGGTCAAGCAAGTCGGTTATGGCTACAAACATGCCGTACTGTTCCAGGGTGGCAGTCAGCATGGTCTGGCCCATCTTCTGGCCGCTGGGGATAACGCCTTCCTGCAGCACGTTGGCGCGCGGCAGGGTGTTCCACTTGCGCCATTCCATGGTGCGGCCACGGTTGGCGGGCAGGTTCTGCTTGCGGCCGAACTGCTCAAAATACAGGTTTGCGCGTGCATTCTCCAGCAGTTCGGTGTCGTAGTAGGTCTTCATGCCGGGGCTGAGGGTATTGGTACCGTCAAATGCGGTTACAGAGCCGGTATCGGCATTTACATAATGGGTGGTGGCGTTCACCAGATCGCCTGCAGCAAACAGCTGCAGATCAAAGAAAATATTGAACATGTTTACTTCTCCTTTTCCGGGAGAAGCTCTGCTTTCCGTCAATCCTTCACGCCTGTCGTGTCATCCGGTTTAGAATGCAATCTTCTCCCCGTTTCGAACTCTGCGCCGAATTTCGGCGAGGTCTGCTTTGCTCAGTTTGGTGGGATCAGATTTGTTGGTGGCTCCAACGCTTCCCTGCACGCCGTTTTCTGCGGGCCTGCGGTTGTTGGCCTGCACGCTTGCGGCGATGCGCTGGGCACTCTTCTGGGCGGCGTACTGCATCTCTGCGCCGCGCATTTCATCGCGGTGCACCACTTCGTAGGCCGTGCGCACATCCACGCCCACACCGGGCGCGGTGAGCCTTACGAAGGCAGGGTTGTTCAGTTCCGCCTGCAGGTCAAAGCCGGGATACAGCTTCTTCAATTCTTCGCCCTGCTGAACCATGTTCTGCAGATGGCGTTCAATCTCAGCCTGCTGCTGCCTGTTCTGTGCTTCCTGGGCCTGCTGGGCTTCCATTCGCTCAAGCTTTTTCACCTTGGCCAGCACATCCACGTCCATGCCCTTCTCCATGGCCTCTTCTTCGAACTGGCTGGGGTCGTTGACGATCTTGTCGTTCAGCGCGTCCAGGTCGATATTGGCCATGTCGCTGGTGTCCATGCCGTAATGCTGTGCCACGCGCTCAAGGATGGGCTGCAGCTTGGCTTCGCGGTCCTTCGTGCCCTTCAGCCTGTCCTGCAGTATGCCCTGTACGCGCGCTTCGAAATCGCTCTTGAAGCGGCCCTTGATCAGGTCCTCAAAGCTCTCAGCCTGATCCTGCGTCTGATCCTGTGCGGCAGCATCCGTCTGCTGCGCCTGTACCTGCCTGCCGTAATGCACATTGGCAAGCGGATTTTCGCGCCGCTGTCTGCCCTTGGCGAGAGGGCTTCTTTCTGCCTTGTTCTCCATGCCCGCAGCCGCTGCCTGGCCGCCATCGGCTCCTGCTGCGCTTCCTGCACCGGTTCCTGCGCCAGAACCCGCGCCGCCTGCGCCGCCATCACCAAAGAGCTGAAGATTCATCCGGGTAAAATCCATATCGGATCTCCTTTCTGCCCGTGCGTGGGCGAACCGTTGCTGGCATTATAGTAAATGGGGGACAGGCAATGTAAGCCCACCCCCCCTGTATCTACATTTCCTCGAAAGAAACATGATTTGGATACTGCGCAGCAATCCGTTTAAGTCCTTGCGCGAATGCATCCATAATCGGCATTCCGTCTTCCAGCCTGCCCGGCGAAACCCATATAAACCTGTGTCCGGGCTGCAATTCTCCGGCGTATGTCGTATCGTGTACGGCCAGCGTGTTGTACAGCGCAGAAACCGCAGCGCATACGATATCCTGCCCATTGGCGGCATATTCTGCATGACCGTCAAACCACAGCTTGCCGATGTCGCGGCAATAGCGAATATTCACCATATTACCTTACCTCCGCTGCGCTGCTGGCCCTTGCCCGGGCGTCCCGCACCTGCTTGATCTCTTCGCCGTTTGCCTTTTTACCCTGCACAGCTTCATTTGCGCCTGATGCCTGCAAGCTGGGCATGCTGTGCGCCATCTGCATGTTGGGATCCACGCCGCCGGCACGCTGCATAATGATCTGCGCCAGCATCTCAGCCGCTGCCGGGTCATGCTGTTCTGCCAGTGCCAGCGCAATCTGGCTCACCTGGGCAAACATCTGGAATATGGTTCCAGCCTGGCTTACCTTGGCTGCCAGTTCATCCTTGCCCTCAAATTCCATCGTATCCAGCAGCATCAGCGCCTGATCCACATTCTGTGGGTTGAATACCCCAAGGTTGTACAGGGTAACAGCCAGTTCGTTCTGGCTGTTCTGGGTGTATATGGTCTTGCTCTGCGCACTCACCTTCACATCAAACACAGGCATCCTGAAGCCCATGTCCATGCCGAAATCCGCGCCCTGTGCCTGGGGCTGCATGCCGCTGTTATCAAAGGGCCTGAATTCCTCCTGGCCCATCTGGCCGATGATGCGGAACATGCGCGGGGAATCGTAAAACTGGCGGATCAGTTCGATCACCTGGTCAATCAGCCTGCCGAAAGCCCTGTATGCGCTCAGTGTGGCCGCCCTGCTGGTCTTGCCGCTGGCTTCCTGCTGGGCTGCAATGCCGCTTGCGCTGGTTACGCCGCTGGTTACGCCGTTGCTGGCATCGGTATTGCCGGTGGTTTCCTTCATTTCGGTGATCTTGTTGTTCATAATGGCCACATAGTTGGCGTCAATGTAGGCCATGTCGATCTGCCGCAGCGCATCCTCGCCCAGATTGCCGCTGGTGTGCACAATGGGCTTGCGCCAGTCGGCAAATTCCTTCTCGTTGATGCTGCCATCCGCACGCATGAAGAATCGGGGCTTGCTGCCCATCAGGGCGTTGATGGTGATGCCCTGGTTCAGCAGATCAATCTGTTCCTGCGTACTCTTGCATACGTCAATATAACCGAAACCGCAGGGCGTACCCTCCACAGGGAACATGCGGTCAAATACAAATGGATACAGGCCGTGGGCATACCATCCGGTTTCGCTCACAGGCTGGCCGAAAGGCACCTTCTGCGTGCCCATCACCGGCTGCCCGGTGGTGATATCCGTGCCAATCTGCACCTGCTGGTCCACCATAGGCTGTTCCGTGTCGTTTTCGCTGGCATACAGCACATGGTTGCCCACAAATTTGCAGTATTGCAGCAGCTTTTTGCCGCCGTAATAGGTGTGGTAGTACCAGTCCACCACTGCGCTCTTGCCTTCGGTGGTCACGCTGTCATCGTAAATGTACTGCCTGGGCGTAATCGCGCTGCTGTTCAGCTTGCCTTCCAGATCCGGATACATCTGCTCCAGCCGCTTGTTGTCCACAAGCTCCACATGGAATACATGTTCACTCTTCTGGATGTCGCTGATGCCAGGCTCCCAGAACAGGTTCAGTGCATCCACCTTGCGTATGCTGATATCGCCGAGACCGTTCAGCTTGGTGGCATCCCAGAATACGCCGTAAATGCCGGTGCCCTGCTTCAGCTTCTGCCACAGCACATCGCTGTAGGTTTCTTCGAAGTCGTTCTGTTCCAGCACGCAGGGAATAATGGCGCTCAGGGTCTTGGCAGTCTCCTTGTCCCCCTCTTCCCGGGGCAGTATGTTCGGCTGCGGATAGCTCTGGATACCGTCCGCATGCTTGGAAATGATAGTATTGAACAGCCATGCGCTGGTCATCTGAGGATCTTCCG